TTCCAACAGTTGTTGTGCTAATTACTTCATACGCAGAAGCAGCCATGACTATCCCTTAATCCCGTACAAAGCAAAATGTGAATACTGCGAGATATTTCCACCATTAGGAACAATCGTCATAGATGTAATTGCAGAATTACTCCTCCAAACACCACTGGTTAGCTCAACATAGCCTGAACCATTTGCATCATAACCAGTCAAAGTTCTCATAGTTTTAAACTTGTCTGTGATTTGGTAATCCATAATATCTGTTACAGAAATACCAAAAACTCCAGTTGCTGATGCGGGACCAACAAGAGCGCACGGATAGTAAGCAATGTTAGCTTGAGAGGCATAAGCAGCAGCGGTTCCTGAGCCATATAGTTCGTGAAGCGTATAAATAGAACTACTATCGCTATTAAAAGTCATTCTAAGAGAAATATTATCGGCACTATTTCTCGCCATTGATCTAATTTGTAAATGCTTGTATGTTTGAGGAATAGAACTAAAAGTTAAGGTGGACGCACCACCCGCACCAACAACAACCGTTCCAGCAATAGATTCGTACACACCAAAATCAGGGTCAAAACCACTCACCCAAGACTGTGTATAAGTAGAAACCCTAGAACGATTATTAAACCTAGACATCTAGGTAAGCCTTATGCCGTAATTCGGTTAACGTATCCGTGAAGAACAATTACGTTTGCTGTTGCGGCGAAAGCCTTCACGACTTTTGCAGAAGCGTTCCCTTGAAGTAGGAGTCCTGGGGCAACAAGAACCAAACCTGATTCTGCAGCAACTGTTAATTCAATATTGCCATCAGGTGCAGTAGCCTCGCCCCACTCAATCGTTAATTTGACCGCAGAAGCAGAAGTATTGACTGCATACAACCAAATCTCATCAACCGTTGTTGCTGTAGCCGACGCAGTATGAATTGCCGTTCCGGCTGTTGCTGTTGCGGCAACTTTGATACCCAAGCCAGTACCTGTAGTACCTGCTGGTTGTAAACATAATTTACTTAATGTTGCCATGTGTTATCTCCTTAAGACCATATTTGTGTTGCTAAGAAAACTTGGTCATCAAATGCATCAAAACCAGTTCCGTTAGAAGCAGAAGTAATTCTACCCTGTGCGTCAACTGTGATATTCGTTGCCGTGTATGAACCTGCTGTTACTGCTGTATCGGCAAGTTTTGCGGCTGTGACTGCATCGTCGGCAATCTTTGCGGTCGTAACAGAACCATTTGCCAAAGTGCCCGTAATAGAGCCGTAAGCCAAAGAAGTCCAAGCCGTGGAGCCTGTGCCAATCTTGTAGAAAGTGGTGTCTGTCTCTAAGCCAATTTCGCCTTCAGCAAGAGTTGGGTTAGCGGCAGTCCAAGCGGCGGCTGTATCGCGACGTAATTGGATTTGTATTGCCATCAGCCTGTTGCTCCTCCGCCATTGATAGAGGTAATACCGCCATAAATTGTTGCGGCTTTACCACCATCTAGATTAAAAAAGTTACTTGGTGCCGCTGTCGATACTCCGACAAGGGTCCAAGATGTTCCATTATACAACCAAGTTTTGCCTGCAGCGTTATATGTGTTACCTGCAGTTGGTGAGTCTGTGAAATCTAAAGGCATATGTCTCCTAAAATAATTTTGTGGTTAATAAGCATTATGACCAACTCACATTTCCTGTACCAGCGGTGATTGTGGTTACTTTGTCTGTACCCACTGTTGCTGTTGTGCCAGTCAAACCCGCGCCAAGAGTAATTGTTCTGTTATTGGGATAACGAAGAATTACTACGCCGCTTCCACCACTACCGCCGCTAGAAGAGGAACCATCAACAGCGCCACCACCGCCACCACCGCCACCTGTGTTTGCTGTTCCATTACCTCCAACCCCGCTATAGCCACCGTTTCCACCCCCAGCCGCACCAGCACCACCACCGCAACATTGTGTGGCACCACCACCGCCGCCGCCACCTGCATAATTAACTGCAGAACCAGTAATTGCTACTGACCTTCCAGCACCACCAGGACCAGCATTGCTGCTTGAACCAGTACCACCTGAGCCACCTCCGCCACCACCGTAAGTTGATGTACCACCATTATGTCCTTGATTGGCCGTGCCAGCACCGCCAGCACCACCGTTTGTACCACCACCACCTGAACCACCAGAATTACCAGCAGCAGTGTTATCGCCACCTCTACCACCACCGACAGTTGAGATTGTACTAAAACTAGAAGCACTACCATTTGAACTGCCGCCAGCACCAACCGTCACTGCAACTGATGTTCCTATTTCAAATGTTATTGGTGATTCAAGCGTGTTCTGTGGACCACCAGAGTTCGTCAAAGTTGAACGCAAACCTCCAGCACCACCGCCACCAGCATGTCTATATCCACCGCCACCGCCGCCTGCAACAACGAGATAATCTACAGCAAAAGGAAATACTGTTTCACCCAAACCCGTACCAAGCCAAGTACCAATTGAAGTATTGACTCTGCTACGAAGACCAAATGCTGTCATATGTTTAAGCCGTTATACGATTGACATACCCAAAAATTGAGATTTGATTTGCTGTTGCAGCAAATGCTCTTATTACTTTTGCAGAAGCGTTGCCTTGAATCACAAGACCAGCACACACCAAAACTAAACCATTTTGAGCAGTAAGAGTTTGCTTAATTACATCTTTAGGTGCAGTGACACCACCATACTCAATGGTCAACAAAATTGATGCCGAATGATTATTATATGCATACAACCAAACCTCATCAATCGTTGTTGCTGTAGCCGATGCAGTATGAATTGCTGTACCTGCAGTCGCAGTAGCAGCAACAAGAATACCTAGACCATCTCCAGTTGTACCTGCTGGCTGTAGTGCTAATTTATCGTATGTTGACATGTGTCTCCTATATTAACCGAATATTTGACTACCGAGAATCGCCTGTTTGTTACCTGCAAATCCAACTGCGTTCACCCACGCGCTACCGTTCCATTGTAATACTTGTCCAGATTCTGCAGATGTAATTGTGACATCGCCAACATCATTAAGAGCCGTGATTGCGGCACCACTGACTGCCGTAGTTACGAACGCCGTGGTGGCAATCTGTGTTGTGTTTGTTCCGCCCGCAGCAGTTGGTGCCAAAGGTGTGCCAGTAAGATTTGGACTTGCGAGTGGTGCAAAATCTGCAATGGATGCGCCAGCAGGAATAGTTACCGTGCCCGTAAATGTTGGTGAGGCAAGGTTTGCTTTCAGGTCAAGAGCCGTTTGTTGAGCAGTTGAAACTGGTTTTGCTGTGTCGGCAGTATTATCAACATTTCCTAAACCGACATCTCCTTTGACAATTCCCGTCGGAGTATTTATGACAGGAGATGTAAGTGTCTTGTTTGTCAGGGTTGCAGTGGCTGCACGTTCTGTAGCATTGGAAGTGTTATCAACATTGCCAAGTCCAACATCGCCTTTTACTAAACCAGTAGGAGCAGTAATTGATGCACCAGTCGGGATTGTTACTGTTCCCGTGAAAGTTGGTGAAGCAAGCGGCGCTTTGAGTCCAATACTGGTGGTAAGTGTTGCGGAAAGGTTTGCATCGTTTCCAAGTGCAGTAGCAATTTCTCCAAGGGTGTCAAGCGTTGCAGTAGCACTATTGACAAGCGCAGTAACTTCTCCACGAACAAAAGCAGTAGTAGCAACCTTGGTACTATTATCAGCAACGGTTTGAGTTACGGCAATTGTTCCTGTTGGAAGCGTTGGAGTGCCAGTGAAAGTCGGTGATGCAAGATTTGCTTTTAAATCCAATGCGGTTTGTTGAGCAGTTGAAACTGGTTTATTAGCGTCGCTCGTGTTATCAGCATTACCAAGACCTACATCGCCTTTAACCAACCCTGAAGGAGAGGTAATTGTCTTATTTGTGAGTGTCTGCGTTCCTGTAGTCGTGACAAGAATTGAAGTATCGGCGATACCGTGAATATTTGTTGTATCGGCTTCATGGTTGGTAAGCGCTGTAGAAGCATTGCTTGCAGTGGTTGAGGCGGTCGAATCAACATATGATTTTGTTGAAGCATCAGTGTTGCTTATTGGGGTGGGAACTGTAACTGTTCCTGTGAATGTTGGTGACGCGAGAGGTGCTTTGGTATCAATTTGTGTTTGAATAGCCGAAGTGACACCATCCAAGTAACCGATTTCTGTGTCAGTTACGTTTGTGACCCGTGCCTGAATAACTGCCGTATCAACGGTCACTGTTGGTGTCGAGGCTTCACCGGAGTTATTGGCGAGCGTTACACCAGTTCCTGCAACTAACGATGCAACAAAACTTCCTGCTGTGTCTGCGCCTAAATCAATCGTGTCGTTAACCCACGCAGAGCCGTTCCATTTTAGAAATTGTCCAGATGATGCAGAACTAATTGATGTGACTAAACCGTCAACGGATGGGAGCGTCCATTTACCATCAAGGTAAACCCAAGTCTTATTACTTGCGGTGAATGTGTCGCCAGGAGTTGGCGAGTTAGGAAAATCTATAGCAGCCATTATGCCCGACTCTCGTTTCCTGAAAATTTGATTTGAGATTCAATAGTTGGTCTGATTGTGTGCATTTCAGGAATTCCCCAAAAATTATCATTATCTAAATTTGAATTGTTTATATTCAAGTATTGATGTGGGAAGTTTTCTAGTTTTAGAAACGAATATATTTCTTTAATTACAGAATTTGGTTCAGCGCAAAATCGTTCATAATCTACAATAACAGAATCTGAAGAATAAAAATCAATAATATTTTGTTTAGAAATATTGCATTTCCATAAATGTCCACCTTCTGCCAAAAGTGATTCATAGATTTTTTCATAAGTGAAGGGTTGAATATCGTTTTCGTTTACTAATTTATTTTGTGGATTTTTTAAAAATAAATTTGTTAAAGAATTTGCCACATCGTTAATATCTCTATTCATTACAATAAATTTTGGTGTGACTGGAGCAAACCTACGAACAAGTTCTAAATTATCAGACAAGCCCCAATTGAATGATTTATCAATAATCGTTGATTGTTTTTTATCAGCATAAAATTGAGGAATTATGGACGACATAACTCTGATTACGGCATTATCATTATTGTTTGCACCTAAAGCAAGTTGCTGTCTCCACAACATTTCGCTGTTCCAAAGCATGTCGCATAGCGGAGAACTAGATGATGCATATATTTCAGGGTTTTGAGATAAAACGCTTGAAAGTAAAGTCGAGCCAGAACGAGGTAATCCAGCAAGGCAAACAAAATTTTTCATGTCCAACTCACATTCCCAGTGCCAGCAGTAATTCTCTTTATAGAGTACAAGCCGCTTGTTGTGGTTGAGTCTGCGGTCAAACCTGCACCAACAGTTATTGTTGCCGAGGCAGTCAACCAGCGAAGAATGACTACACCGCTACCACCAGTTGAAGCACCGCCGCTGACACTACCGCCGCCGCCGCCGCCGCCGCCTGTGTTTGCCGAACCACCACTACCAGAACCAGTACTACCATATCCTCCACTTGCGCCAGAACCGCCGCCAGTAGCACCACCAGCAGCACCAGAACTACCTCCATAACCGCCACCACCTGGTGCATAAAGAACGCTAGACCCAGTTATTGAATTTGCCCTACCAATACCTGCCGTACCACCAACCCCGCTTGAGCCTCCTGAACCAGCCGCGCCCGCACCGCCGCCACCGCCACCCCAATACCCAGCCTGGCTACCGCCACCATTGCTTCCCGAATATCCATACAAAGGGTCTGCAGTTAAACCAGCCGAATTATAACCGCCGTTACCGCCACCACCAGATGAATATTGAGTGGAATCAGAAGTTGCAATTTGTCCCACGCCAGACGACCCTCCACGAGCCGTAAATGAAGAAAAAGTAGATGAACCCGCTACGAAAAATCCAGCAGAACCATATGTTTTGCCAGCACCGCCAGCACCTATGGTCACTGTATAGTTCGTACTTTTTACTCCAGCCACTGCTGTGCCAGTAACACCACTAGCGCCTGCACCTTGACTTAAACTACTGAGCAATCCACCACCACCACCTCCGCCGCCGATTCCACTGCCTCCGCCTCCACCACCAACAACTAGGTAGTCAATTGCGAAGCCTTGGGTAAATGAAACCGCAGAAGATTCTGCGCCAGCACCATATTCATTGACTGCTTTAAGTTTTATGTAATAGGCGGTTCCTTCACTTAATCCAGTAACCGTGATTGGAGTTGTAGCGTCTGTTGGGTCAAGCGCAGTAAATGAACTATAGGTAGAACCACTATTGGTGGAAGTTGCATATTGGTAATTTGTTATTGCCGAACCATTATTTGCTCCTGCCGTAAATGCGATTGAAACAGTTGTTATTCCTGGTGTCGCACTTAGCGAGGTTGGGGCAGATGGTACTCCTGGCATTGATATAGATGTTGCTGATGAAAAATCTGAATCACCAACATCGGTAACTGCTTTAAGTTTAATGTGGTAAGTAGTTCCACTAGTCAGTCCAGAAATAGTTATTGGCGATACTGCGTCTACTGGGTCAACTGCTGTTGCTTCGCCGTAAGCAGAGCCGCCATCAGTTGACAACGCATATTTGTAATTTGTTGTAGAAGCACCTGCCGATGCTCCAGGGGTAAAAGCAACTGATACCGAAGTACTGCTCAATGCTGTTGCACTCAAAGATGTTGGTGCGCCAGGTGGGGATGCAAGCACATTTGTCCAAGCACTACCACTCCATCTTTGAAGCATATTGGTGTCGGTCAAGAAAGCAAACTGTGCAGTAAACGGAGATGGGATATCAGTACTTCTGTTAGCCGTAGTCGTAATAGTGATGCCCGTAACATTTGCCGCAAGTTTGGCTTGAGTAATTG